ATCTATCAAACTCAGCTGTGGTTTAGCCTGTTTAAAAAGAAACTCTGAAAGAGGTTGAACAGAAGGAAGTTCTTCATTCTTTAAGTAATATTCTGCAAGAGTATGGAAGTCTGTTCCTCTACTTGTAGATGCCTTAGTAATCTTATCAGCTTCGTGAGTTCCTACTCTCTTCCTCCACTCAAGAAAGATTTCACGATTGATCCAGCTGATAACAGAAGTAATAGATACCAGTTTGTCCCCATCAGGAACATCATAATACCTTACCCCATCAATAGTAACCCTTTTTAATTCAGGGATACCCATAACAATATGATTAAACATTACATATCAATCTGAAGTTCAAGTTTTGCAATGATATACTCCTTAACTAACCCGCTTCTGCAGATATCACCTGCATTAAATTCTATTATATCAAAAGATGGCATATTTTTCAAGATTTCCATGAAGGAAAAGATGCCATTCCTTTCTTGAGTGTTTTTTAAGTCACTCTGAGTGGCATCTCCACAGAATATAATCTTAGAATTCTCACCAACTCTAGTGATAATAGAATCCAATTCATGGAAATTAAGATTCTCAAATTCATCAACAAGAATAATAGTATTATCAAATGTAGTACCACGTATAAAGGAAGTACTCCAGAAGTCCACAGTATCCTGAGCCATTAGATTAGAATAAAGCATCTCAAAGGATGCATCATCTGGCAGCTGGAACATATACTTTACCATATTCTTGTAAGGTATCTGATAAAGATAGGACTTATCTTCATGATCACCAGGAAGGAAGCCAATTTCCCTAGTACTAACAAGACTCCTAACAATGCATACTTTTTCGTAAACACTTTTTGAATCCAAGACATCTTGAATGGCGTTGTAAAGAGCAATAAAAGTTTTACCAGTACCAGCTACACCATAAGCAACAACATTCTTATCCTCTTTATAGGCTTCAAAAAATTTCCCTTGATTTTCTGTAAGGGGTTTAATGTCTTTTATGTAATCCGAATTAATTGGTTTCTTTCTTTTCATTTTTCTGGTGCTCATCCCAGCTGGGACGGGATTTGTACTAATACCTGCTGACTTTTTCCTTGCCATATAGATTAAGTAATTGGTTTTACAACTGCGCCTGGGGCTTTACCAGCCTTACGGAGAACATCATTCCATCCAGGATTTTTCTGGATTAATTTATTTTGCCAGTCTCCAACTTCTCCAATACCGGCACAGCCTTCTGACCAATCTTTACCCCAATCAGGATTTTCCTTTTTCCACTCATCATATTTCAGCATAGACATAGAAAGTTCTTGTTTCTCTCCAGTTTCTTTGTGTATCACAGGGTACGTAGGCATATCAATATAAAGTTATGTATTTTTATTTAGATCCAACCCAGAGCTTCTGAAACTGTAGGGAACTTAGTCTTAAAAATCTTACGAACATCTTCTACAAGATCCATATGTTCCTTCTGAGTACCATTTGATGAACGTAAATCAATATAATGGATCCAGGATCTAACTGAACCAGTCATATAAAGTCTAGTGGGTGTAGCAAGAGGTAATACAAACCTTGCACACTCCTTTGCTATACCATCACGAAGCATCTTCTTATAAAGATCTATAGATGCATCAAAATGTTTTCTCATCTCAGCATTATACTTCCTCACTATTCCAGGATCAACATCATCAATACTATTTTGTCTATTCTTAGTATCTTGACTGCGTAACTCAGGTAAAGGGATGTCCTCTCTAATATGAGAAATATCTTGATATCTCTGTGAGAACTCTTGGTATGTAAATGATCTGTGTCTTAAAATCTGTGCAGCAAGACCTCTAGTAGTATTAATCTCTAGAGTCATGAATGCCTGCTCAAAGACACTCCAGTGTCCATGTTTAATACAATAAGATAGAAGACCAGCAAACTTCTCATTCTCCTGGTTCTCTGGGTTGCTCACACGAGCCACATAGGCCATGTGCTTTTCAGCTTCAGGAGTTACTGATATCAGTTTGATCTTGTTGTTCATTCTCAACCTTTTTCTTCAACTGTTTACGATGTTTTCTTTGTTTCTTAATCAATCTAGCGTAAGATTGTTCTCCTTCAGTAAATTGATCAGGATGTCTAATAATGTACTTAATTGCTTGTTTGGTTTTCATGCTGACCGTAATAGGCTTTAAAATAAGAAATCAAGCCTGAAGTCGTCACTTGTCTACTAGACCAATCATCAGCACATTCATAAATGGATTGGTTAGTATGAGTGTTTCCAAATGTTTTCATCAATAAAGACAAAGTTTGTGCCCTAATCTGTGTATCCGTCATCGTCATCGTACAACTCGTCGTAATCTGCTACTGGTGAAGAAAAGGCGATGGAATTCTTGTACGAGTCTGGATCTGAATAAACTTCAGATTCTAATGCGTCCACTAATGACTTGAGATTTCTAACTATTAGTTTCAATCTTTCTTTTTTGGTAACTGTGGCGTCCATGGCTTTATTTTTATTTATGAATTATAGCACAAAAAAAGAGGGGTGTCTAGTACCCCCTCTTCAATCAAGTAAGATTAAGTCACCTAGCACATACAACTTTTTGTTCTGTGTGCTTGATACCTCTGTAAATTAGATCAGAGGCGACCTTCTGACAGGTCTTCTGGTCCCGAGTGTCATACTTAACACCCCTGTATGTTACTTGCATGGTTTTTACTCCTAAAGTAGTTGGATTTTAAGGCCCGTTCCTTTAGTCGTTTGCGTCCCAACAACCCTCCTCAGTAGTACTCATTTTAATAACCTGAACCAACTCTGTCTTGTGAGAAGTTGCAGCATCATCGAGATTATCAATAATGCCTTGTGCTTCCTGACAAGTTAGAGTAGTAGCTATTAAAAAAGGAATCATAGAAGAATAATGGGATGAACGTAACCGTTCCGCGACTTACTTGCGGCCCTGATGGGCTGAACGTGAGGATATAATAACATATCCACTACTATATAGTCAAGTCAAGTCAAATAATTTGGTATAACTGGATACCATTTTCACATTACTTAAACCTATCTGCTAAATCCGCAGCATGTTCATCCTCCTGCATCATCTTATATCTCCACACCCTTTCTAAGAAAGTAACCTTACGACCCAACTTAATCTTACAACAAATCTCTACGAATCGCAACCTATCATTCTTCCGTAACACGATCCTCTATCTTATATGGACACAACAAAGAAGAAGCCAATTCCTTTGCGTGTAAATTATTCTTACACAACTTATTCATCCAAATCCTTTCTTCTAATGTAACTGGACCATCAGATATAATCCTACAACAAATGTCTGTAAGTTCTAATCTATACTTAGTTGATAGCATCTTCGTCGATTCCATAATCATTAATTAATTTTTCAACATAGGTTTGTTTCCCATCAAGTCTATTAACTTCATAAAAAGCAGACTTACGAAACTTGTTTATCCTTTTATACTTCTTGATAAGCTTATCCACCTCAGTCATATTGACATTCAGTTCAAGTTTATCATCCTCTTCCTTAGGAACTTCTCCTCCAAATCCCCCTGACATTAGGATCTATCACCCCACTTAATGTCTGGAAAAGCTGTTGCTACAACACCCTTAGTAAGTTTATATTTGGATTCTAAATTACTATCTTTTGCAAGACATACAATCTCAGCTTCTTCAGGATGGAGTCCTTCCAACATCTGAATAAACATAGTCTCTCTCCTCATAGTAGACAAAGTGTTATTCCCACCCTTTAAAAAATGATAGAGATTCTTCCACTCTTTACGTAAAGAAGTATGATCAGTCCCAGCAGGAACATCATTCTTCTCATAAGGAACCTCACCTTCAGGAATAACAGAGACAGCAGTCTCATCAAAATTCCATATCAAAATAGCTTTTAATGCTGGATTTTCATATTGCTTCAGAACAGTTACCTTCTTAGCAACTCCTCTTTGTTTACTAACTAAATCCAAAATCTCCGAAACGAATGGATTAGGAGGAAGTTTCGTAGAAGCAGCAGTTTTTTTAACTGTGAAACTCTTTGTCTTTTTAACAGCTGTGGCTGGTGATGCTTTAGGTCAAGGCATGATAATATTTTTAATTTAAGTATAATACATTTTAAGGAACACGTCAATCTTCATCTTCATCCTGTAAAATTTCTGGATTCTCAAATCTTACTGCGTGTATCTCATCAGGTATAAGTTGTCCATTCTTATCAAACATTTCGGGATGTGCCCAATAAGCTGTAGGTTGATTCTCATAGGAATGTTGTTTGGCCATCCACCCTATCATTCCTCCAACTAAGAGAGCTAAGAATGACACTACTGTGGTAAGTGTTAGAGTAACTACTAACGTTTCCATACTATTCCTCCTCCAGAGATGCTTTTTTCTTGATGTCCAAGGACAAAGTAATCTCCCACTTGAAGAAAGAAAACTCTACCTGGAAAGTTTTAGGTCGTGGTCTCCTCTTTCTTCTCCTGTTATTTCTAAGTAAAAGTTCTACCCCTCTATTAATAGTAAGAGGAGTCTCTTCTTTATTTTTATTTAGAGGGCTTTTTTCGTCGTCGCCCCGGTTTCCTATCGTCACTGTACCTCCGTGCATCATCAACGATTCCATACAAATAATTCTTTATCTTTCGAGCCTGGGGTTTGGGAATATGACCATACCCCTCTCTCAAAGTCTTGTGTTCACCATCACTCCCTCCTTTAATATATTCTGTAAGTTCAGATATAATATTCCTAAGTTCGTCAGCTGTAGAACTCGCAAGGAATTCATCAGCTTCTACTTTCTTAGTCTTACGATATTTTAAAAATTCATAGAACTTAAGTTGTAAATTTCCCTTAAAGAATGCTAGGTCAATAGCATGTTCAATCAAATCATAAACTTCTTCATCCATCAGATTATTTGATTTTCTTGAAGGTATTTAATCGTTTCCATACTTCCACCCAAATTTATATGATCTATTACAACCTGAGGAAAAGTAGAACCTTCTCCAAACTGACCATGAAAACTAGATTTATCAAAGTGTTGGTCCAATTTATAAACTACATGATTAAGGTTAGCTAATTTTAACACTTCAATGATTTTATCGCAATGAGGACATCCGTCCTTAGAATAAACAGTAAAATTTTTATTCATGGTGAGATGAAAAATTTATTTAGTGGTTGATGTTAGTCACGTTTCCCATAGCCTTCTTTCCACTCACCTTTATCATAATCAAAATTAGGATGAGGTTCTGCAGAAACTACAGGGTTCTTAGTATTATTTGTTAAGGCGATAAACTTGTCTGCAGCAAAAGTTCCTGCAACATTAACAGAGATTTCATCTCCATCATTCCAAATCTCTTCACCATTCTTCTTCCTCATATCTAGAGCCTTTTCTAGATCATCAATTATCCTTTGGGTTATTTTCATTTTGTTCTTTCCAATGTTCAATAAGAAGCCAAAGCTCCTCTATTCTTTTAAGAGCAGCCTCTATTTTTTCATCAAGGTGTGTCATTAATAAAGCTTCTCTTCCTGATTGGTTTCTATAACCATATCTGACTCAGGATAAGCAACACAAGTCAGAATAAAACCAGCTTCTATTTGATCATCATCCAAGAATGACTGTTCAGATTGATCAGCTGTTCCTTCTATAATCTTACCAGCACAAGAAGAACAAGCTCCTGCTCTACAAGAAGATGGTAAATCTAAACCAGCCTCTTCACCAGCATCCAAAATATATTGATCATCAGCACAATCTACTGTATCTTCAGCACCATCAGATGAACGAAAAGTAATGGAATAAGTCATTTAGAATTCCTAAAAATACCTAGTATATATTAAGCGAACTGTCTGAGTTGCGTAAGGATATGTTTGTATGCTGTAACAATATCTCCTTCATCCTTTCTGAATAAATCTTTATCAAATCTTTCTTGTGTTCCTTTCTTCCACAACCTCATACTATCAGGACTCAATTCATCAGCCAGATATAAATCACCATGACCATCATGGCCAAACTCCAACTTAAAATCAACCACATCAAACCCCAGTAAAGTAAATAAAACTTGCAATTGACCATTGATCATCAATGCTTGTTCTTTAAGTGGTTCAGGGTCAACTCCCATCAACCTCACACGATCTTCTGTAAGTAAAGGATCACCTTTAGCATCATCCTTTAAAAAGAATTCAACAATAGGTGGTTGAAGAATTTGTCCTTCACGTAGACCATCAGTATTCTTAACAATAGATCCTGCAGCCATATTCCTACAGATAACTTCTACAGGGATAATTGTAAGCTTCTTACAAAGCATCGTGTTAAGGGATGGTAGCTCCAGATAATGGGTTCTAATACCTGCCGATTCCAACTTCTCAAAAAGAAGGGCTGAGATCAAACAACATACCTTACCCTTTCCATCAGGGTAATCTACCATCTTCCCATCAAAAGCAGTGACCTTATCTTCATACTTAATAAGGACCTTCTGAGCATCATCAATATCATAAACAGTCTTTACTTTTCCTTTAAGAATTTCATTCATTTTACTGGATACTCCCTTCCTGTAAGATCAAAATAGGATTGATAGTCCATCTTACCTTCCCTCTCATCTAGTACTTCATTAATCAATATCTTCATCTCTTTAACAAAAGTATCCTCTAGAAGTCTTTGAGGTTTCACCATCATAGGCGGATACCCATCTTTATACTTCCACTCCTTGGCGGCTTTCTTAGGATCCATAGGAGGACCACTAAGGCCTTGAGTGTCTATCTTATTAATTTCAGGTTCCATAATCAATGAGGGTTATACCAATTAAAGTAAAGGACACATCCTCCTATGCCCAATACTATCAGCAATCCAATAACATACAATGTCATCAATCTCCACTCCTAAGAATTAAACTTAATAGGTATAGGGGAACAACTGCAACAGCTCCTCCCAATAATACAAATCCAACTTCAGTAATAATATTTTCCATCAACATCATCCCCTCCAAATCATATCAGGCATGGCTTGAGGTGCCTGTCTACCCACAGTAAACAATAATATAGCGTAACCTAAGAACCATAGTACATTAACTATCACTGCTTGTCTATAGAAAAACTTTCTTATTCCCATAGTCCTATTAATCCATGCCGCATCAGCAGCTGACTGTGGTTCTGATGTTGCTAGTCTTCTGGTTATCTGTTCTATAATAACAGCAATAATTGTTGCTATTATAGTTGGATAGAAGATAAAATCCAAGAAACTCATAATGATAATTAGAGTTTGCATTAGTCCTCTCGTGGTTTGTGGTCTGCCATTCCTTCATGATTACCATCACCAGGCATCTTACCATAAGCAAGATACTCCACTGATTGAATAGATCCTTTCAAACGATCTAAATCCCTATCAAGTTTCATATACTCTTGATAAGCATCCTCCAATTCAACTTGTCTTTCTTCTAGTTGTGTGGTTCTTTTATAAAACCTTTCTAGAAGTTGTTCATAACTTTCAGTCTCTTTCATAATTCCTCCTTTCCAAGTATTGTACCATATGTGTCAGAGTTTGTACATCTTCACCTACTAATTTAATAATCTTGTCGCAATTAGAACAAAGAAGATTATCTCCATCCATAACAAATTTATTATACCTACCACCTGGTTTAGTAGTCTCACAGATGGCACAAACTCTATTCCTTTCCCTAATTATATCATACTTCTTTTTCTTCCAATAATTCTCTACAGCTCTCTTCCTACTACAATCTTTACATTCATAGGCATAAGAAGACAGGAGAGTTGCATTTACACCACACCTATGGAAATCAGCTAGCAGACTTTTCTCTTGTCCACAGACCCTACAAGTCCTCTCCTCAAGTAGTAAATGATCGGTCTTTATCTGATCATCAATCTCCATCTTCAACTGGATCCACAGTATCTCTTTCTATATGTTCTTCTAATTTTGAAATAGATGCATCTACTCCTGCCAATCTTTCTTCAAGTCGATCTTTCCAATAGTTAAGCATCTTTAGTCTCCACTTCTGATGATCTTCATGAGACATTTTAGAACGTCTAAATGAACAGCAACCCATTAGTAGTACTATAACTTTACCTATTATATATTAAAAAAGGACCAGTGTAAATGGTCCTTTGAAGATATTTTATATATAATACAGGTATGGAAGAATAGTATGGAGAAAACTTGTAACAAGTGTGGAGTTACTCACAACGTCACATTCTTCTCCAAGAGAACGTACTCATCAGGAACTGTAGGGTATCA